ACCAGCCATGCGAACGGCTCATCACTCGCGGCCGGCCACACCTTCGCGCGCAACGTCTGCCCGGACAGCTGCGTTTTGATCCGAATCTTCTGGCCAGTGAACGAAAAGCTCGACACGACCACACCAGTCACGATGGTGTCGACCGAGCTGGGCCCGACGTGCGCGATGTCGAGTGTCATCACCTCGGCCGTCGAGATCGTCAGCCGCGCCACGAAGTAGTCATCAGTCGCGACCCCGTTCACGACGACACCGCACGCGACCGTCCCGCCGGTGACGTTGCTGAACGGGAACGTGAACGCCGCCGCCGCCTCGACGTCCCGGAACAGCTGCCCCGCCTGATACGCCAGCAGCGACTGACCCGCCGCGGTGAACTGCAATGTCCCAGCACTGCCGGTGGTCGCATAGCGGGCCGCGGTACCAGGCGTCGTCCACGGCTGCCCCGTCGTGCCCGTTCCCCACCCGTTCGACGTCGACCGCGTAAACGAATCCGTCGCGACGCGGGACGCCACCCTCAACGGAGTGTTCTGCCCCAGTGATCCGTAATACGCGCCCAGCGGATTACGCGGACTGTAGTCACCACTGCGGTTGTTGACCGTGAACGAACACGACGCAGGCTGCGGAGCAGACGACCGGGTCACCGACGAAAACCCGTACGTCGTGGTGATCTGATCGGATAACCGGATGTCGCTGGCGATGTCGACCCACGCATCGTTGACGAAGATCTCCGCAACCACATCTTCAGGCACAGCAGGAAAAGTCATCGCCGCTCACCTCTGCCCGAACGCGGTCTGAACATTCCCGCCACCATTGACCTTGACGTAACGGCGAATCAACTCGGCGAACATCCGCTCGAAATCACCGCCACCACCACTCACCACCAGCTCGACCTGTGCAGCAGCACCCCGGCCAGAACCCACAAAACCACTACGCGGCCCACGCCCAGATCCCTGCGCGGACGACGGCGCATACAGCGCCTCCATGCCGTCCGTCGGATCCCCGCGCCACCCGGAGGCGTACAACGAATCCCACTCGGTTTGAGGAACCGACCCATGCTTCACCATCGACCGACCGGTCATGCCGCCGCCGGCGTACCCGTTCACGCCGGCGTTGATGTCCTCCAGCAACGACCGGTGCTTCCGGGCCTGGGTCGCACGGATCACGAACTCGCCCGCCGAGGTGTCGACAGGGCCAGCCGACGACAGCGCCCGGATCGAGTCGGAGGTTCCCGTGCCCGGGCCCCGGAGGAATCCGCCGCCGGTGATGTCGACCATCGTCGAGCCGCCGGACGCGAGCCCCGAGAAGCCGCCCATCGCGAAGGCCTTCGTCGGCAACGTCTTGATCAAACCACCCGAGGCGCCATACGCACGCTGCCCGGTGAGGCTCGGCTGATAGGCGCCACCGGAAGTCTGGAGGTTCACGACCCGGTTGATGATCGTGTGCGTGACGGTCTTGTTGTACAACCGGTCCGCCGCACGCCTGACCTCGTCGATCGCCGCTATCGCCTGCCCCGTGTTCGCCGCAATCCGGATCTCTTTGCCATTCGGCAGCCGATACACCGCCTGGCCGGTGCCGTCGATCGCGACCGTCAGCCCGGCGGCCCTCGCCTGCGTGACCGTGAACTGCCCAATCGTTTCGGCCAGCGAGGCAGGAAGCGAACCCTGGAACGTGTTCGCCAGTTCGACTGCACGGGAGTTCATTGCCGCCATCGCCTCGGCGTGCTTACCCTCCGCCGTCGGCGCCTGCGAATGCGCCTCGGTGTTCTTCTGCACCGCCGAAAGTTCGTTCTGCCACGCCTGCTCCAGCCGCAACAGAGCCGCCGCTTTCGCGTCCTCGTCGCCGCCCTTGAGCGACTTGTTGTACTCGTCGAGCGCCTGCTTCGAACTCTGTTGCGCACCACGCAATCCGAGCGACGCGTTCACCTGCGCGTAGATGGCCTCGGTGTGCTGAGTCGTCGAGTCCCGGGCCCGGATCTGCGCCTCAGAAAGGTCCGTCAGACCCTGCTCCTGAAGCTGATAAGAGTCGTACGCCTCACGGACCGCCCGCGCCTGCTGCCCGACCGCGCCGGTGCCGTTCAACATCTGCAGCAGATGGTTCGCTTGCTGCGGGCCGAGACGGGCCATCACCCGCTGGAACGCCTCGCTGCTGGCGGTCAGCTCTTCCTGCGACTTCCCAGCCGCCTTCATCGTCGGGTGTAGCTCGGAATAGGCGCCGCCTTGCTGAAGCAGCAACTGATTCGCGCTCTTGATCAGGTCGATGTCCTTCTGCTGGGCACCAGCCTTCTGCCCAGCAGACTGGATCCACCCGTTCGTCTGGTCGGTGACTTCACGCATCGCCCGACTGTTACCGCTCGCCGCGACCGTGGCCTTTCCGATGCTGACCCCCGTCGCTTGGAGGTTCGCGGCCGCGTTCTTCTGCGCCAGCGAATGCGCGATCGTCTCCATCGACGCCTCGGCGACGACGCCCTTGTCCTTACGGATCGCGTCGGTCAGTTCCGTGACGTTGTTCTTGTGCTCTTGTGCTCGTGCCGCAGCTTTCTGCTGCGCCTCCCCCAGCCCCCACAGGGCAATCGACAAACCGGCCGTCGCGAGCATGGCCGGGCTCAAAGCGGCGTCACGCAACCCGGACATCGCGGTCTTGAACTGGGCGCCCTTCCCCTGAGCGTCCTTGATCCGCTGACCGAGCCCATCGAAGCTCGCGCCCGCGTTGACCCCGAACTGCCGCATGAGCATGCCCGCCGCGAGGAACGAGCCACCAAACTGTGTGACCTGCGCCGGAATCAACGACAACGCCGACACCAAACCATTCACAACCGACAGGGCACCCACACCCGCCGACCCGAAACCATGCAGGAAACCGACCGCCCCGGAACCAGCCGTCGTCAGCGAAAGCGTCGCCTGCTCAACCTGGGTCAAAGCCGAGTCCAGGATGCCCAGCTCACGGTGATTCGACGCCAAGTTCGCAGTCAGATCCCCCACGAACGCCAACGCGTTCCGCACCGTGCCGCCGAGCCGGACCATGCCCGCCCCGGCATCAGCCGAACCACGAGACATGTTCGTCAGCATCTCCGAAGCGCCGGCACCGGTCTGCCTCATGAACGACCCGAGCCCTTGCACGGCAGGACCCGCAGCCCGTGTCGCCGTGAGCAGGCCCGGCATCGCATTCTCCGCCAGCCCGGTAATACCGTCGGTGAAGTCGTCGACATAGGCGCTGGACGCCGACATCGCCGCGTCGATCTGCGGTGCCATCCGGTCGAAACTGGCGCCGAGCTTGTCGGACGCCATCAGCGCCTCGTCGGCGAGATCAGCCGACATTTCCTGCACCGTGGTCTTTACATGCTTCCCCAGCGTCCCGAACGAAGTGGCGACCTTCTCGTTGCTCGCCAACCCCGCCGCCGCCACACCGAGAAACAGTGCGGGCACCAACGCGAGCGCCGTCGCGACACCAGCCACACCGACAGCGGCCGCCGCCGGAAGACCCAGCGACAAGCCACCGAACATCTTCGCGTCGAACGCTTTGTTCGCCCGACCGGCGACACGACCCAGCTCACCCTCGGCGGCCTTCCCGCCGCGGCGCGCCCCCTCCGAGGTGCCCTTCTCGATACCTTCCCCGGCCGCATCCCCCAGCTCCTCACCGGCCTTGAGGAACCTGCCACGGGAGTCGCGTAGCCGGGCGCCCGACTGTGCCGCGGCGTCCGCCACACCGGTCGACAGCCGGCCGCTGAAGGTTCCCGAGAAGGCGTCACCTGCGGCGCCACCGGCCTTCTTCGCCTTGGCCTTCTGTGTAGCGGCGAACTTGTCGCCGTCGGGGTCATCCCAATGGACGTTGATGCGGACGTCGTTCACCGCCTAGCTCGCCTCCTCCCGGTACGCGTACTTCTCGATGTTCAGCAGCTGCAACAAACGTTCGTCGGAGTCGAGCACCGCAGTCGGGGACATCCCGAACCGCTGTGCCGTCTCCAGCACCCACCTCACGAACTTCAGCTCGCGAGGGGCGTCATGGTCATCGAGGCCTCCAGCTCCAGGTCCCTCGTCTCCGCCGTCAGCGGCGGCGGCGCGGACTCGGTCACGCCAGGCGTCGATGGCTGCTCTAAAGGGACAGACGGACGTCCCGCCTGCACCCACGCGTCGACGATCGCGGCGACGACCGTGTCCTCCGTGGCGAGCAGGCTGTCCACGGTCATCGGCAGCGGACTCCCCTTGTCGTCGACGAGGTTCCACTCGACCAGCGTCTGGATGAACACCTCGTACTGGCCGCGCCACGACGTAGCTGCATCGAAGTCGGATCGGATCTGGACCGAACCGCGGCGGACACGCACAACCAGGCCTTCGAGTGCGGGGTCTTCGAAGGTGAGCCGGTAGGTCGTGGGGTTGGCGTTGAATCCCATGTGGACAGTCCTATCCGGTCAGGCCCACGTGGGCACAGCACCATCCGCAAGCGCGAACGGGGAGTCGTAGGTGAGTTCGCCGCTGGCGGCGCGCTTCACGGCGTAGTCGGTGATGACGCACTCGTTGGCGAGCGTGACGC